TTAGGATATGGTGTATTAGTCCATATATTTGGTATAGGAACGATAGGATAAGTATCAGTGTCCAATATAGTTTCATACAGAAGGACTTGCCCTAATGATGCTGTAAGTTTAATTCTTGTTTGTGGTATTTCTACGAAAGCAAAAGTATTGTTCTTAAATTTAGCTTCGTTTTCAGCCATAAATAATTCAAATGCTGTTGCACTCATAATTGTTTCAGTATTATTTTGTTGGTCAGCTACTCTGTAGAACGGAACTCTAACTTTACTAAAACGTTCTATAATACGATAACGTTGTGTTATTGTATTTTCATAATCTTTATCTTCTACTTCGGCTGGCGTAAATACATTTTGTGAATTTTTTTGCTGAGAGTCTGGATAATCAGCATAATAATCTGACATACTGTATGTTTCAATATTTGGTAAAAACTCTTCTACATCAGGATATAAATCTAATAGTTGGTCTTTTGTTAGTATAGTAGACATTAAAATATTAGCAGCGTCTTTAAAATACCTATCTCTAGATGCTGGGTCTACATAAACTCTAAATGGATTTAAATGTGTGAACATTACTTCACCTCTACCATAGTCAGCTTCTGGCTCTATGTATGCATAGAAATATCCAATACCTGCTGTTGCATAATCATGCACAGCTTGTTTGAAATGATGTTGACCATCTGATATGTCATAAATATATTCTAATAATGTTCTCCATACATTAGCTAATTTAGTATCAGAATCTTCTCTAGCTGTTACTCCAAACTTAACAGGTCTAGATGTCATAAGAGATTTTAACTTGTCTATCGCAGCGTATATTCTGTCAATCGTAAAATCAGCTTGACCGATGGATTGAAGAATCTCTGATTCCTCGTCACTGTAATGATTACCCAGAGTAAAATCAATAGCATCTCTTGCTTCAACATCCCAATCTCTTCTTGCATCTGCATATCTTTGAAATATCTCTCTATTCTCTCTTGCTTTAGAATCTTCTTTTATTTGTGACATTTATACTTGCTCCATATATGGTTGTAAAAACTCTGTATAGAATTCTTTATTTCTTCCTAATCTTCTTCTTTTTCCCTCTGGGTCTGTAAATACTCTTTCATATTGTTTAAACCCTGGTCTACCTGGGTCGTCTTCAATAGCACCATGCACATTACCATGCATTAAGAATTTTGCTGTAGTTGGGAACTTTTTTAAACTTCCTAAGTTAAAGCAATAATCTGCCAAGGCATATTTCAATCTATCATCCACATCTGTCCATTTTCTATTATTACTAATACAATAGTTTTTAGCCTTAATTACAGATATTTGTGCTTCGTGCAATAGGAGGTCTTCTACCTCTCTTGTACTCAAACCTGTTTTCTCATAAGTATTTTGTTCTTCAAGCTTTTTTATCTTGTGTCCATATCCAATAGTTTTTAATCCACCTTCTGGTGAATCATATGGATAAAATTTTTCCCCTACTTTATTTGCGTACCCTTCTACCCTTTTTAAGTAGTCTATATATCTCTCTAATGTATAATCAGATACCATAACCCTGTTTAATTTAAAACAAGCTAAAGGTCGATGTCTCATATTTTTAATCCTGTCATCCAATTAATTTTTGTGCGTGTTTTTGTAGGAAAATCATCAGGTCTTTCATACTCATCATTCTTGATAGTTTTACTTCTAGGAGGTTTTGCAAAAAAATCTGCATAATACAATCCATCTAGCAAGTCATCATGTTTTCCTTTAGGAAATTCAAAGATTTCATCTATTAGTTCTGAGTGTTCTTTTTTAATATATAATTTTTTTGTATTTATTATACTACCTAGTGACATTTCTAATCTATCTTCTTTTTTAATACCATGTGGAGGTCTTACACCTTTATTTATTCCAGGCAATAATCTTT